GTATATCCATTCGTGGAAATGATAGGCCGTGTGAAAGGATTAAGATGCCCATATTTAGTAATGTTCAACACGTTGGTCATGTATATATTTAACATAGACCATAGAATTAGATCGTTAGGAATGAAAGACAAATTTATGACAAATCAATCAAAAATAAGTCTGGACACGCGTGGGCAACAAGCGTTATTCAATATCACAGAGGGATATTTGAATCGAGAAGGAATCACGATGGAGACACAGTCGCTCACTGAGACGATATCTCAGTGGTGGACGACGAACGGTGTTCGTGTTGATGATGCCAAAAATATAGATTGGATCACAAAGATAGTTGAAGACACGTTGTTATTTTTAACGGGCCTTTATCTTGCACACGATTATAAACATCGTATACTAGCTTATACTAATTATGTAAAAGCTAGTTTGGGGGAAAGACCCCTATTAACCTCATCTATTTTTGTTAAGATAGAAGAGTTATTTAAGGAAACTTTTGAGGATGAACCATATTCATTCGAGTTCCAATCAATGAATAGTGCCGAAACTTTTGTGGATTCAGCGCGTGAGTTGTTGGATAATTTTGATGCTTTTAAAAGCAAACCTTTGTTTAAAAGAGTTACAAGTTAATTGGGTATATTGTTTCCATGAATATTTTTGGTAAACTGGATATGGAGTTTACCCGCTCTGCTTTCAATGTTGTTGAAGGCGAGTGGAAGAAAAAGACTTGGGGCGGAGATTTTGCCCTAACTGTCTTAGATATGGTCTTGTTTGTTTTAAAGAGAGGAATACAATCTGTTCGAACAGGGACGGTTGATCCTTTCTTTTATAGTGGTTCCACTTGCGAGGAGTGGGCCGAGCAAGCGTATGATCATATTAAGTTTGGCGAATTTTTAAATGATCCAGAAGCTCATGGCATTGTGTTGCCAAAGTTTTTAAAGGAACTCGATGATATTATAGCAAAAGGAAAGTCTATTGCAAAACATTGTGTCGATAAGTTTGAGAAGCGCCAAATTATGAAATTGCTTGGCATGCTGGATAAGATTAAAAATAACGAAGTAGCTTTTGATGCCGCTCTTCGTGATAGAGAATCGCCTTTGGGTGTTTTGATATTTGGGGGAACATCCATCGCGAAAAGCACCTTTATGAATATGCTGTATCATTATGTAGCTACGCTGAAAGGCTTGCCTACAACGACAGAGTATAAGTATACTCGCAATGCGATTGATGAATTCTGGAATAATTTTAGATCTCATCATCACACATTGGTAGTGGATGATGCGGCGTATATGCATCCAGAGATTGCTACTACAGGTGATCCATCAGTTTTGGAGTTGCTTCAAGCGATAAACAATATATGTTTTATGCCTAGACAAGCTGCTTTGGATGATAAAGGTAGGACGCCGTTTAGGTGCCAACTGGTACTCGTTTCGACAAACACGATGCATCTGAATGTCAATCAATATTTTGCTTGCCCATTGGCAGTTTTGAGGCGTATCCCAATAGTATTGGATATTCGTCCTAAACCTGAATATTTACGTGACGAGCAGTTTATTGATTCTGCGAAGATTCCAGAATTCGGTGATGAGGAGTATCCTGACTTATGGATTATTAAAGTCATGAAAGTCGTCCCCGAACCAAACCATTATGCCGATCCTAGAATTGGTCAACGTGGCAAATTTGTAGTTGATGTGCAAGATAATGGAGAACCATGTGTTTGATAATATATATAAATTCTTAAAGTGGTTTGGAGCAAAAGCTCTCGATCACGAGCAGATTCAAAAGAAATATATGCGTACAAATGATTGTTCAAAGATCGTAACTTTATGCAAGGAATGCCATGTGCCGATGCGACATTGTCAATGTGCTCCAGTCGAGGGGTTAAATATTAGAGATGAAGCAGGTCATTTTGTGGATGAGATCTCTCAGGATTTATCCACTCAAGATTTAATGCATCCACAAGCCAAGTTTACTAAAGAAGATGCGGTATCGGTTTTGTGCGATGACAAGTTGGGTGAACCTTTTAACCCTAACCATATTGAGCGCATGTTTCGTTATGATGAGGAAAAAGCCAATGCTGTTTTAGACAATATATACTGGGATAGGTTATCTCAGGCTCATGCTGCTGAGCTCAAAAAAGAAGCTGAGCGTATAGCTAATCGTAGTTG